TATTATAAGGTGCATTATAACTACCTTTTTTACTTACCCTACATAATATATCAACATATGGATATTCACTATAACGTTCGTGATATTTAGCCTTTGCCTTACCAACGCTTTCAGCAGTTATGGTTTCATAAGGAGCATTAGCGCAGTCGGCAATATAACAAAATTTATCTACAAGGTCGTATGTTTTCATATTATATTTTCTTTATAACCAACCAAACAAAATTCTTTAAAATTAACCATTGGTTTTGTTGGGGTTATACCATATTTAACCATTTTTTCAAATCCAATATTCCAAGCTCTATTTTCCATTAAATACACACGCTCTGGTTTATTACAATTGTACCTACCCGTATCTAATATATGTCCTAGTTCATGAAAGAATGTACATACTTTAATATCTATCGATTCAAAATCACCCAAGAAAATTAACCTTTGTGGTATGTAAGATACACCATAATTAAGCTCACCAACCAAATCTCTATCCATACCATTATCATCTATTTTACCTAATTTAACATTATAATCCTTAGCTATTTTTGTCAGTGACAGTCTTTTCAGATTCATTTATATTATTTTTTAATTATTTTATTTGACAAAAGTAGATAAAACAGTTGTTATTTCAAAATTCTTTAACATTTATTACAAATGTACTGATAATATATGGTAAAAACAAGTTATTTTAATTATCAATAAAAATAAAATTTAATAATTGTGAATTTTTCTGTTTTGGGTTCTATTTATATGTATATTAAATATAATACACATATGATGATAAAAGAAAAAGATGTTATTCTACCTATTAGAATTAAAAGAGAATTAAAAAACGAGTTTAAATCTCATTGTGATAAAAAGGGTTATTCCTTAAATAAAAGAATAAAGATTTTAATAGAGGAAGATATCCAAAATGAGAAAGTTAACAACAAGTGAATTTATCGAAAGAGCTCACTTAGTTCACGGTAATAAATATGATTATTCTAAATCAGATTATAAGGGTATTGATATGAAAATTGAAATTATATGTCAAATACATGGTTCATTCTATCAAACCCCATACAACCACTTAGCTGGTCACGACTGTAACAGATGTTCTGGTAAATTAGGAAAACACATTCAACGTGCTAAAAAATTAGCAGAAGACTTTATAATAAAAGCAAAATTAGTCCACGGAAATAGATATGATTATTCTAAAGCTATTTATAAAACAGCAAAAGAGACTGTAATTATAATATGTCCTATTCATGGCGGATTTTTGCAAACGCCAGACAGTCATTTAAGTGGACATGGTTGTACAAAGTGTTCTATTGATGATCATATAAGAGACCAAGTAGATGATAAATATAAATTTATTGAAAAATCAAGGTTAATTCATGGAGATAAATATGATTATTCATTGGTTGAATATGTAAATAATAGAACTAAGGTTTGTATAATTTGCCAAATTCATGGTGAATTTTGGCAAATGCCATATAATCACTTAGCGAGTAAAGGTTGCCCTTCTTGTGTTAATTTAATTAATTCTAAAGGTCAAAAAGCAACCGAAGAATTCTTTAAAACTAATAATATTATTTATAATAGACAAAGAAGTTTTGATGATTGTAGAAATCCCGAAACGAATAGAAAATTATTTTTTGATTTTTATCTACCTAATTTAAATATTTGTGTTGAATATGATGGTAGACAACATTTTATTCAAAATCCGCATTGGGGTGGAGAAATAGCTTTAATTGAAACAAAAAACGTGATGAAGTTAAAAATAATTACTGTTTACTTAACAATATAGAATTGATACGTATATCATATAAAGAAGTTATAAGCGATAAACTGAAAAATCTATTAAATTAAAATACCAATAAAAACAAGTCCAAATTGGAATAAATATGAAAAACGAACTATTTATAGTAAATAAACTGACCAATATGGCAAAAATAGATGCAGATGTTAAAGAATTATTTAAACAAGTAAGAGTTAAGATAGGTGGTAGTGTTCGTAGTGTCCCATTAACAGATGATGATTTACTTACATTGTTGGGTACCTGTGTGGAGGATTATGCGACCATAACTCAGAATTTATTAGTTGAAGCTCAGTGGTCATCTGTATATGGTAAAGAAATATCAACAACTGATTTTGCATTTGCTTTCAGTACGAGGACTTTTGATTATGCTAAAGATTATTCATATTATTTCTCAAAAGAGGTAGGATTACAACAAAGAGGGCCTTGGGAATTAAAAGAAGATTTCATCACGATAGAGCCAGGAAATCAAAATTATTTAATCCCAGCAAATAGAGAAATTAATAAAATCTTAAGATTTGCATTTAATACAACACCAGCAGCTGTTAATGGGGCATATGGTGGTATAGGAATGAATATGGGTATGGGTGGAGTTATGGGGATGGGAATGGGTGATGGAATGTCACAAGTAGGTGGGGGTATTGGTGGATATGGCTCTTCAGGTTCTTTTGTTATGCCAGCTTTTGATACAATGTTAATGGCAACAGATATGAAAATGAAAGCAAACTTGATAAGTGGAGCTGATATTACTTATAAAGTAACAGGTGGACCAAATGGAACCAAGATACTACACCTACTTTCAACACCTGGTTCAAATTTATCATTTAGCTATCCATATGGGTCAGTAGGGCCAGACGGAGCAACAGGTATAGCTAATTCAACTTGTTTTTATACATATTATGAAACAAAGAACGAAAAAGACGCTAAAAAATGTCGAAGATTAAATCCAGACGTTATTTTAACGCCAGACCAAGTACCTTTAAGTAAAATAGATTATTCGTTGCTTAACGACCCAACTAAAGTTTTAATTAGGCAATTATTAGTTGCAGAAGCGAAACAAACAATAGGTAATATTTTTGGTAGATTTTCTGGTAATATGGGAGTTCCAGACGCAGCTGTTTCAATTGATTACATGATAATGCTTGAACAAGGTAAATCAGAAAAATTAATTGTAATCACAGAATTAACTGAAAGATTAACCAGAATGATGCCAAAGGCTCAAATGGAAACTATGGCTGCAATCGCTGAATCAGCGTTGCAAATAAAAAGAACACAACCTATGTTAGGTTGGGTAATTGCATAATAATAAAAATATAAATGATTTCAGATAAACAAATAGTAGAAGAGTATCGGAAGTGTTGGCAGGATAAGTCTCGTATCTATATGATTGAGAATTATCTATCGACGTTTGATGCTACGCAAAATAACACAGTTCCATTAAAATTATTTCCAAAACAACAAGAATATCTAATAAATCTAAGCGAAAACATAGAAAATATCTCAAATAAATATCGTCAGGCTGGTATTTCTACGGTAACCTGTGCGAAATTTGCAGTTGAAATTGCGCTTGCCGATGATAAAATACCAGAAAATATTCTATTAATAGCAAATAACTTAGATTTATCCAAGGAAAATCTAATGAAAATCAAAGATTTTTTAGAACAAATACCTTGGTGGTTTTGGGGTGAAGAATATAAACCAACTGAACTCGGTGGTCCAAAAGATCCAAAAGCAATATTTAAAAAGGCAAATGAAAAATATTTAATATTAACTAAGGGGTCAAAGGTTTATGCCCGAAGTGCTGGACCAAATGCGAGTCGTGGGTGTTCGGCTATTTCCAGAATTCTATTTGATGAAGCAAGTTTTATTGAAACACCTGGTACAATTACCAGTGCTATTAGTACTACTGCATCTTCCGCAAAAAGTGTAATTTACTGTTCAACACCAAATGGATTCGATCAAATATTTTATAGTGTATATTCAAAAGCAATAAAAAAAGAAAATAACTTTAAGGTTACTGAATTTAGATGGTATCAAGATCTTAGATATAATAAAAATTTATCTTGGTCAAAATACAATAAGGAAAATGGTAAAACTGATATAATCTTCGAACCAGTTTTAGATAGTAGCGGTACGATTGAATATAATGAGGAACATTGGGAGTCAATGGTAAAGAAAGGCTACTCACCATCATCATCTTGGTACGCTGGTATGTGTAGCCGTTATAATAACGACAAAAAGAAAATTTCTCAGGAACTTGATGTTTCGTTTTTAGGTTCAGGGGGTTCGGTTGTTGATTCAGAAATAACAGAATATCACAGAATAACAAATACTCGTGAACCACTTTATATAGATAATTTTTTTAAAGAAGCTTGGATTTTTAGAGAACCAATCGATGGGCATAGATATTTATTAACATCCGATGTTGCTACTGGATCTGGGGAAGACTCATCTGTTATACATATATTGGATGTTGATTATATTGATGAAAATGGTCACGCAAACATAGAACAGGTTTTCGAATATCAAGGTAAAATACAAGGCGATATACTTGGTGAATTAATTAATCAATATGGTATTTATTATGGAAATGCATTAGCAGTTGTTGATTGTATAGGCTCAAGTGGGGATGCTGCTATTTTGAAGTTACAAGAATTAAACTACCCAAATTTATATTACGATGATCCTAATTTGAAAAATGTAACAGTTGAAAATAATGGTAATAATTATAATGAGAGTGTAGATAAAAAAATGCCAGGGTTTAGAGCATCATCTGTACGTATGCAAATGCTAATGAATTTAGAAAAAATGCTTCGATTTAATGAAATAACTCCTCGATCTAAAAGGTTTACACAGGAATTAACAACATTTATTTGGAAAAACGGACGTCCAGACCATCAATCTGGTTACCATGATGATACCATTACATCGATGGCAATGGGTCTTTATATCCTCGAATTCTCGTTTAAAAAATTACAAGCGGCCAAGGAGAAGACGAAAGCTATATTAACATCAATGATATTAATTCAAAATATTATGGCTAATAAAGTCGTGTTAGATTCAAAAACTAAAGCAAATAAAATACCACTACCATTTTATACTGGTAATACATTAAAAACGACGATTAATATTAATTCAGCACAAAATGATCCAAATAAAATGATAAATATTATGGGAATGTCATTTTTTGGTCAGTTCAGATAACTATTTAAAATGAAATAAATTAAACTATCATATTTATATAAATAAACATACAATGGCAACTAAAACAACAATATTCCAAGATTTGAGTTCGGCACTTTTTACAGGTTTCGATAAAAACATTCAAACTCAAGTTAAGAAAATTAATTCTTATAATTTTCCAAATCAAGAACCACTCTATGTAGCAAAAGATCAAGTTGAATACGATCGAGTTAAAACCCAAATGAGTCAAGAAAAACTCCTGGCAGGTCAATGGCTAAAGGCAGGTACAAATATTGCTCAACAATCAACAATGGTAACATCAAATCTTAAATTGATGTATAGGGATTGTGATTTAATGGATAACTATCCTGAGATTGGGGCCGCACTTGATTTAGTAGCTGAAGAATGTACTTGTTTAAATACTAAAGGTCAAATACTTAATATAACATCAAGTTCAAAGCGTATTAAAGGTATTTTAGAAGATTTATTTGTTAATAGATTAGATGGTCATATAAATATACCAATGTGGACACGTTCAATGGTTAAATATGGTAATTGTTTTGCAATGATGAATATTACAGCTGATAATGGAATTGTTGGTGCAAGACAGCTTCCAATTTATGAAGTAGAAAGGGTAGAAAATGGATATTCTTCTTCATTTATAAACCCCAGCGCAACCAATAAAGATGAAAGTACACAATTTGTATGGGCGGCTGCAAATGGTTCAATTCCTTTTCAAAATTGGCAAATAGCACACTTTAGGCTATTAACCGATTCAACTTTTATTCCATATGGTACGAGTTATCTAAATAAAGCACGTAGACATTGGAGAATTTTAACTATGATGGAAGATCAAATGTTAATATACAGGCTTGAAAGGAGTATGGAACGTAGAGTTTTCAAGGTATTTGTTGGTGGTATTGACGATGCTGATGTTCCTGCATATTTGAATGAAATAGCAAATACTATTAAAAGAATGCCGATTATTGACCCATTGACTGGTCAACTTGATTTAAGAAAAAACTTTCTTGATGTTTCACAGGATTTTGTAATTCCAATTAGAACAGTAGGCGAGGCAAGTCCAATTGAAGTATTAGCAGGAGCATCAAACCTGGATAAAATTGAAGATTTAAAATATTTTCAAAATAAATTAATGGTAGCTCTTCGCATACCAGGTGAGTTTTTAAATTATGAACAATCAGCAGGTAACGGCAAGAATCTTGCATTAAAAGATATTAGGTTTACTAGAACCATTAATAGAATACAACAATCTATTATAATGGAATTAACAAAAATAGCTGTTATTCATTTATATTTAAACGGATTTAGGGATGATCTAAATAATTTTAAGATTACCATGAATTCACCTTCAACTCAATCGGAGATTCTTAAATTAGAAGAGTTATCTAAAAAAGTTGCATTAGTAACTGACTCAGTAAGAGATGTTGGTAATGGTATGCAAATTATGTCACTTACCAGAGCACAAAGGGAAATTATGGGTTGGTCCGATGAAGAAATTACTGATAATATGATGGAAATACGTATGGAACGAGCATTAGCATCTGAACTTACAAAAACCGACCAAATTATTAAACGTACTGGATTTTTTGATAAAATTGATAAATTATATGGAGATGCAAACGCTGAATATGTTTCAGATGGTATGGGTGGAGAAGATGCTATGGGCGGAGGCGCTGGTGGAGGCGGAGGAATGAGTGGTGGAGATGATACCTTTGGCGGTGGAGAAGAAATGAGTGATTCGGAAGCACCAGATATGAGCGGTGGAGATGGCGGTGGAATGCCACCTATTGGTGGAGATGCTCCAGCAGCAGAGGCGCCAGCACCAGAAGAAACCCCTGTAACAGACAAACCAATGGAATCATATAAACGTGATATTGATAAGTTATTAAACGAAGCGAAAACAAAACAATCACTAACTGAAATTCGACGCAAAAATGTTTATTTCGATGCATACGTTAAACACGTAAAAGAAAGTAGAAAGCCAGTCGAGGAGGAAGTTACGGTAACCCCTATATTTGATAGTGCATTTTTACTGAATGAAGACACGATGGAATTAGCAAACAAGCTTGAAAGTTATTTAATTAAAACAGCTGTAATTAACGAAGAAGCTGAAATCGTAATTGATGATAAGAAGTTACTAAAAGAAATCACTAAAAAGTCTCGTAAAAAATAAGAATTTATACTATTTATAATAAAAATACGATGGAACAAAATTTCGGATTAGCAAAAGCAATAATCTTTCAAAATTCTGAAAGCTTATTTAAGACAAATCAAGGTAAACGAATAATAAAAGAATATATGTCTATTATTAGAGATAGTAAAATTCTTTTAAAAGAAAATTCTGTTTATAATTATATTGAATCACAAATTTACTCTGAAACTACTAAAGACAAGGTTGTAGAGTCAATTGGTTATCTGAATAATATTAATAAGAAGCAATTAAAAGAAGAACATAATAAAATATTTAACTTATTAAAGGAAAATAACATTGTAAAAATTTCAGATATAACTAATGAAAAACTTTATGAGGATATTGATGATTTAATTTTCATGAAAAAATCGATTAAATTTATAAATGAAAAAGTTGATTTAGTTAATTCAGTTGTTGAAACAATTAAAAATAATAAGATAGTAATAATTGAAGAGAAAGATATTGAAACAATACAGTTAGATGAGCAAGCAATAGCATATTTAGTTAATAATTTTAATGAGAAATACGCAGATGTTTTTAACGAAGAACAAAAGGCGCTGTTTGAAAGTATTTCTTCAACGAATGAATCAGATCAAATTGTAACATTTGAGAAAACTAAAAAAGAGTGTTTAGATATAACAAATGAGTTTTTAAAGGAAGCTATTGATAATGAAACAAAAGCCAAGGTATTATCAGTAAAAGAGAAACTTTTAGAAGATAAATTTTCAAAACATACATTTATTGAAGATATGTTAAAATACATCACATTAAAAGAAGCATTAGGAGAAGAATAATATGAAAATTAAAATGAAAGAGAGCGAGTTAAAAGGACTTGTATTAGAAGCATTAAACAATGTGTTATTTCCAAAAAATGATAATGATAAAAAAACAGTTAATGAGGTTTTCGGACTATCTCAAAAAGAGAAAGATTTAAAACAATTGAAAATCAAGATTCAACAAGCTTTTAATGAGATTAACGCTTTTAATTTTAAAAGCTTATTTTATCAACCAGGAAATGGAAACCAACAAGAATTAACTCAAAGAGGTTTAGAAATTAGGGTTAAACAAGCTGGTGATGATCTACCAACATTTAGAGAACTTATACCAGAACTTTTTGATAAACAAATAAGAGCGATTCGCGTAAAATGTGAAGTATCTGAATCCGAAATTATAGACGGGTTAATCCCAGATACCTTTGGATCTATATATGATAGTAATTATTTCATCATTAACGATACTGGTAAATATTATGCAAAATTAGAGCTACATAAAAAATTTCCAGATTTAGTTAAATATCACAATATGGAATTTATAATGGATAATAAATACTTAAATTAAAATGCAGGAATTCTATATAAATAAAAATTCAACACTTCCACTTTTAAAAATGGAATTATTGTGTGATGGTAGGACAGACTTCAATAAGTTTTATCAAATGATTCAGAATTCTATAATTACGTTTTCTATGGAAGATATTAACACTGGTGTCATTAAAGTTGCTAATGAACCAGCATTGGTATTACCAAAAGAAACTTCACATAATGATGAGTATTTGGTTTGTTATAAATGGAGGCCAAGAGATACAAAGGTAAGTGGTAAATACATTGGTAAATTTAAAATAGAATTTGGTGAAGAATACGGTGGAGGAACACTCATAGTTCCAATTCAAGAGCAATTAATAATTTACATTCAGTAAAATAAATACCCCATTATAATCTAAAATATAATGGGGTTTTTATATATTATGCTTTTGTGAGATTATAAATAGCAGAATATTTTTCTTTGATAAACTCTTTTAATTTATCGAAAAAATCAGGAACAGGATCTGTATCGGATAATGTATCCAGTAAATTTACCGCGTAACTAATAAAGGCATATTCAATCTTATCATCTAATAATATAGAAACTTCATTATCGATCTGTAAGAGTTTCATAAATTCATTTGGTTCTTTTGTTGAAGAACCAGTCTTTGGTGCGAATAATTTTTTAAAAACACTAACAGTATCTGCTGACACCCCTATAATATTTCCAACTACTGGTAACAAGCCAAGTCCAATTTTTAAAACATCCCCTCCAACCTCTTTTACCTTTGCTAATGCTTCTTCCTTATTTTTACTTTTTTGTAATATGTTTATAAATGTTCTAAGTTCGCCAACACTTAACGTCCCATCATCAACAATAGAAGATCCATCTATTTGAATATTTTGTTGGTTACCAGTTATTGGTTGTGAAGTAGTAGTTTGTGTATTTGAAATGGGTTGTTGGGTAGCAGTTGATGTTGTAA